AGAAACCAAACCACTCAAAGATGGTTGCCATCTATGTGCTGTTACAATATTTTGATCTGTAATACGTTGTAAGTCTATCCAACTACCTTCTTGGTCATCCTTAATAATATTTACATTAGCAGGTGAAGTGTCACCATTTTTTACTATAAACATTATTTTACCATTGTTACCATCTCCGACAAATTTCTTTTGTGCTTCTTTTACTAATTGTTTTGCTTCCTTTTCCCCCATATCTCCACTAATCTCTACTATAGCTGAAGGTTGAAAACCATTTTTAAATTTAGTATGATTCCATTTACCTATCTCATAATCTACTGCTACATGCTCAAGTGCAGCTATATAATCTGGTAATCCATAAAAAGTAAATGTTGGTTCATAATCTTTAAACTGTAAAACAAATCTATTACTTCTTACATTAGGGTATAAAGGAATAATAGATAGTTTATCTTTCATTGTATTGTACTTTGCCCAATCAGGATGTACATACACTTCTTTTTTATTCTTAGACATTCTAACAGTAGTTGCATCTAAATGATATAAATTTAAACCACCATCATATAATACACCCTCTACATAAGCATTACCAAAAGTGTAGTAATCATCTGCTAATTTTTTAAATACATCTCTTAGAGATTCACCATCTGCATTTACATCTTTAATATAATCTTTTATTTCTTCGTTATTGGTAACGAATTTAGCACCACTTGTGAATACAGCTTTTTGTGCTAAAACACTTCTATGAGTAGAAGATTTTCTTTTTAATTCAGCTAAATATTGAGGAAATAAGTTATTTGTACCAAAAGGAATAAACTTAGTTCTTACTCTTGATAAGTCTAAAGGTTCTTCAATATGTTCTGGTATAGCTAAGTTAAAAACACCAAACTCAAAAGTATTAGTCTTTTGATTTGTTTTTACTTGACTTTTTACTGCTTTTTTTCTTTGGCTCATCTTTTTTAGTTGTAGTTGATATTTTTTCTACTAAATCAGTCATACCTAGATCTTCATAAGCATAAGCTAATTCTTCTTGACTTGCTGTTGACCATTTTATTTTAAAATCACCTTTATAAGAAACTCCAGATGATAATATTGCTTTATATTTTGCCATAATTGTATATATTTTTAAATGTTGTGAATTTACTATATTATTGTTACAATCACACATTTCAAAAAAAAAGATATTAATAGGAGAAGGTTAATACTTTTACGAACAAAGTTCAACCTATTATTATATCTTAATCTTTATATTAACTAGTAGTTGCTGTTAAAGCTGAAGTGTCAACAGTTAAAGTACCAGAATATAATCTTGGTAACTCAAATTGTCTTGCTACTAAATTAATAGTTATCATATTCTCATCACTATACGCTGCACCAGTAGTTCCCTCCATACCTGCAAGATTTAAGAAAGTTTGATTTTTTAGTAAAACATCTTCATTTCTAAACTTTTCACTTAAACCTACTACAAAATTTGTACCATTCGTATCAGTAACTATTGCCATCATACACTCATTAAGCATCTTTTGTAATTCATGAAACTTTGGATCGTTCATTCTTGGTAAACTAAAAGATAACGCACATTCGAAAGCAGTAGAACCATTTTCTTTTGTTGCAGTTATATTTAAAGTAGGAGTTTCATTTTTAAACTCATATACAAACCAAGAAGCTGTACCACCTCCATTTCCTATACTAGAATAACCATGTGTATCAGCAGTTGCATCGATTGTAGCAGTATCTCCTGCAGTAAAACTTCTCAAACATATTTGAGTAATCCCACCAGTAGACTGTAAATCTGCACATTGTATTGCTAAACCTGTATCTATTGCCATATTATTGTTTTTTTATTGATTATTAAATAAGAGGGGGATTTGACACCCCCTCTGTTATTATTCTATCTATTAATAGAAGATTCCCCATTGAACAAGTGAAGGGTACAAGAATTGTACTCCTAACTTAAAATACCCTCTAAAGAACATTTTTTCTTCTAAATCATCATAAAATACTTTAAATGAACCTTCTGGGTCAGTTACATCAGAACCAATAATTAAGTTCTCTACTGCACAATAACAAGCACCTTCCGTTCCATTAACACCACCTCTTAAGAATAATGCAGGATCAGTATCAGCTAAAATAGTGTCCCACTCATAAACAGGCACTAATTGAACACCTCTAAACTTAACTACTAATACACCATCAGCTTGGTTAGTGATTGCTAAATCAGCAGAAGTACCTTCTAAGTTTTGTAAGTAAGAATTATAAGTCTTTGGAGTTACAAAGATTTTCTTATCTGCTGCAGGTACTTGTTGTAATGCTGCAGGTGCAGTATCATACATATTTCTTAAAAGTGTAAGTGATTCTGCTGCTGTAGGTGCTGTAGGTGCTACTGCACTTTCTTCAGTTCTTGCAGCTAATACAGTTGCATTATCTCCCATTAATTTCATCCAACCAGACATTTGGTCATAGTTTGTAGTTGCACTATCGCCACCCCACGCTAATCTTACTATATCTTGTGCAATACCTTTTACAGCACGATTTACAATAGCATCTGCTAATTGAGTACCCTCAAGATTATTTACATTTATACCAGTTCTGTACATTTCTTCAATGTAAGTGTCATAAAACTCTTTAGAGCATTGCTCAAGAGCTACTCTCATTCTACCTGCTGTTATTGTTTTCTCATCAATGTTAAAATCTACTACTGGGTCTTGACTAGATGCACTACAAGCAGTTTGTTTTTGTACTATTTTTGTTAGAGCAGCAGAAGTAAACACATTCATTTTATGTTTTACATTAGGAATAACTCTATAGTTACGCATAATGTCATCACTTCTAAATACTGGCTCATAAAAAATCTCATTTAGATTCGCACCTGAGTAAGTTGCGAAAGTTCCTTTATTTGCTACGTTTCCTGTTGCCATTTTTTTTTATTTTTTTAATTATTAAATCTATTTTTTATTCTTTCAGCCATTGCATTATAAAAGTTTGCATTAGCATCTTCTTTTTTGTTCTCAACAACTGCAGGATCACCATCAGTTTCTATTTCAGTACCTTTAGCATCTGCTTTGTTGATTTTTGCGTTTAACGCTTCTACTTCGTTAGTTAGAGTTTCGTTACTGCCCTTAGCATTAACTAATTCATTTTCTAATGAAGTAATTTTTTCTGATAACTCTATATTCTTAGTTTCAAAGTCAGAAATTTTATTTTTTATTTCATCATTATCACTTAGATTAACAGTTATCTCTGTGTCATTAGCAACTTCTTTTGAAACTTTTACATCAGACTTTACTGCTGCAACAATTTCTTCGACTTTACTATTGAACCATTCTTTTAACTCGTTAGTCATTTTTTTGTTTTTTATGTTATTATTAAATTTGTTTTGAATTTCCTCATTTGTGATGTTCTTAAATTTAGATACATCATACTTAGCAGCAATCTTCATAGCATCTGAAATACTATCTACAAAACCAAGTTCATACGCTTCATCTGCACTCAACCAAGTTTCATTATCCATCATCTCTGCAATAGCTTCAAATGATAGTCCTGTCTTTTTTACATATATTTCTGTAAGTTCATTAGATATTTTTTCAAGAGTAGCAGCAGATTTACGCATTTCTTTTGCATCACCCATAACACCTCCCCATGCATTATGAATCATAAAAAGAGAATTTTCAGCCATTACAACCTCATCTGCACCAAGTGCAATGATTGTAGCTATACTAGCAGCTATTCCTTCAATATATACAGTTGTGTTATAAGTTCTTTTCTTTAATACATTGTGTATTGCCATACCATTGAAAACATCTCCTCCTAAACTGTTTATGCGTAAGTTGATTGGTATGTCGCCTAAATCTTTAATTTCATTGATAAAAGCCTGTGCAGTAACACCATGCGAACCTATCTCATCAAATATGTAAATTTCAGCAACTTTATTTGCGTTATTTTGAATGTTATACCAGTTGTTTTTCATAGATGCAAAAATAGATCTAAATATATTTTATAGTTACCTAATTTATTTACAAAACTTTTAGTAAGATATATTATTGATGGTTACAGACTTTTTTCTTTCCTTATAAACGATATTTTGTGCTTGGCTTTCGCTTATTTCATATTTTATAGATAAATCCATAAAAGTACAAGTCCTGTTACCTTTGTTAGTTACTAACATTCTATCAAAATCAACAATAATCATGTAGTTTCTAACTCTTTTAGGTTCAATAACACCTCTCTCAACTAGATGTCTAATCATGTCTTTACAAGTAGGTGAATCACCAAATCTTTTTTCTAGTTCTACACCAACAGTTTCAATGTAATCATAAACTACATCTACGTTATTTTGCCTTTGTTTTTTTTGAGCCAACAGTTTTAGTTTTTTTATTTGTTTTTGTTTTCCACTCCTCTACCAATGTTTCCCAAAACTTTACTACTGCTTTTCTACATGAACTGCAGTTTAAGTCTTGTTTATGAGAGGGGAATAAAACATGCCATTCTGCAAACATAATATCTAATGAAATATTATGATACTTAGAAAAATTATTTATGTGATGTTTGTTTTTAGAAACAGCATTTTCTATCATCACTTTTTTATTTTTGTCGAAATTTTTTGCTATTTGTTTAAAATCCATATGTAATTGTTTACCATTTATTTAAAGGACACTTTCCAAAAAAATCTTTGGTTAATGATGTTTTTGCATCTAGGAAACACTTGCATTTTGCACATCTTGCACCTAATGATATTTTTGGGTTTTTTAATAATAAAAAGTTTCTGTACATATTACAACTTTTACAAATAGCTAATCTCTCTAATTTTGTTTTTTTATCCACAAACATTTGTTAATTTTTTTTATAATTTTTAATAAACTCTAGTATAATGTTAATTTTTTCTTTTATTTGTTGCATATTTTCTGCATTTTTTTCATGATGTTTTGAAAATGTATTTTTAACTTCATGAATACTAAAAAAGAAAAATTTATATAATGCATATAATGCTCCTATGAGTAAAACTAATGTTAACCCATAACTCTCTATAATCTTAAATATTTCTTCCATAATTGTTTTAGTTTTAAAATGTTACTTGCGATTCTATAACGCTTACTGACTGTTGTGCTTGAGTTATATCTGATTCAACCACAACAACTTTACTACCTTGACTTACAGCACCCATCATTTTATTTTGACCTACAGCATTGAATTGCTGTTGTGTAAATGATGGCATGTTTAAAAGACCACCATCTGCAAACTTAACACCTCCTCCTGCAGAGTTCATTGCTGATAATTGACCTCTAAACATTGCTGTACTTCTTTTATTTATTACTGCTTCACCTCCCTCTAGTTCTACCACTCTACCACCTACTGCAAACTTCTCTCCACCAAAAGCATGTGATTTACCATGAACCATTCCACCATTTGCAAATTCTTCTACTGTACCACCATTTGCAAATTTAATTGATGATAAACCTTTATCTACAAGCGATCCAACAGCCATACCTGCACCTGCCGCTAATGCTAAATTTATTGGAAATGGTATTAAAGGATTAGTCATAATACTTCTAATATGTCCTGATATAGATGCCATTATGTGCGCTCTTATTACTGATTTTACTGAATCTAAAGCATTTTGACCAGATAGTGCTGCAGTTACAATATCTTCTTCTAATCTTGCTTTTTTATCTTCTGAAGATTGTTGTCCTAATTCTTTTTCTAACTGAACTATTTTAGCCATTAAAAACTCTCTTTGCTCTCCAGATATAACTAATTGTTCTAACAGCATTTTTGAGTCATTAATTTCTTGTTGTATAAGTTCTCGCCTGACTTCTGCTGCTTGTTGTTCTGATAGATTACCTTGTATCATTTCATTTAATTGAAAATCTAAAAGTTCTCTATCAATATCTAATTCTGCTCTTTTTGCCTTGTTAACCTTTTCTACTTCTATACCTAGATTTTTTAATCTATCAATTTCTGCTTCTATACTTTGTATTTTTTTATTTTTTACAGCAATTTCAGATTCTGTAGTTTCTGGCATCCTGTTTGCTAAATCTAATAATTTTTCTTGCTCAACTATTAAAGACCTAGCAGCAGTTGTTTCTTGTTTTTTATTTTTAACTAATTCTTGACCATTTATTTTTTCTAATCTTATCCTTTCTTTTAATCTTCTTATTTCATTTTCAAATAATTTTTTTTGTTCATCATTTAATTCTGTAACACCATTTTTTGCTGCTATTAAGACACTTTCTCTTTTTGCTTTTTCAAACTCTAAATTTTTAATTATTTTCCTGGCTTGTGATATAGAATTTCCAACTTGTTGATTGATTAATCTATCAAACCTTTCGTTTCTCTTTAATATTTTTGCTTGTTGTTCTTCAAACTCTTTAAGTTTTTTTGTTGCTTCATCTGTTTCTTCACCTAAACCTGTAAATTTTGCAATTAAACTTCCTAGTGCTATTACTGCAAGACCAATACCTGTTCTTGCTAATGCTTTTGTAAATAATTTTGTTGCATTTGTTGCTAAAAAAGTTGCAGCATTGTATGCTAATGTAGCCACCCTAACAGCAGCTAAACCTGCAGCATAAATACCTAAAAATTTAATTACCTGTACTATATTTCTAATTAACTTTACTAAAGCATCTGAATTATCTGTTAATCTATTAAAAAAGTCAGCTAGTTTGTCTACAAGATCTTGTAATCCTCCTCCTAATTTTTGTGTTAACTCTATGGCTAAACCTTCAGTTGCAGACCTTAATCTTTTGAATGAACCCTCTAAAGTATCTCCAACAATATTAGCCATTCTTCTTGCTTCTCCAGATGCAGCATTAAAATCTCTTGTAAGATTTTGTATTCTATCAGAACCCTCTACCATTGTTCTAAAAGCAGCAACTTGTCTTATATCTACCAGACCCATAATCTCCTCATTGTCTAGTGCTTGAGAGTTTAATAATGTTAATGCTCTTTGTAAATCATCTGAACTGTTTACTGTAAAACCTAAGTGTTTTGACAAATCAGATGATGAATCTTGCATTTTTAAGAAAATATTTCTCAAGGATGTACCTGCAATAGATGCTTCAATACCTGCATCTGTTAAAGAAGCCATTACTGCAGTAGTTGACTCCATAGATATACCTGCTCCTGCTGCAATAGGTGCAACCTTTGTCATGGATGTTTGAAACTTTTCTATATCTAAAGCAGATGATCTAAAAGCTACTGCCATCACATCAACTATTCTACCTGTTTCTTCTGCATCTAATCCAAAACCTCTAACACTTGCACCTGCTACTGTCGCTGCTCTAGCCAAATCTGTATCAGTAGCTGTTGCTAATAAAAGAGTTGCCTCTTGAGCATCTAATATTTCTTGTGTAGAAAAACCTAATTTACCAAAGTTAGTTTGTAGTTCAGAAACCTGTTGAGCAGTAAAGAATGTAGAACGACCTAAATCTTTTGCAGTATTACTAAGTAATTTAAAATCTTTATCTGATGCACTTGTAACTGCTCTAACCTTAGCCATTTGAAATTCAAAATCTCTAAATGATCTAAGAGCATTACCTACTATTTGATTTATTTGTCTAAAAGCAACTACAGCACCTAGAACACCTGCACTCATCTTAGCAAAACTTTTTGTTAGATTACCTGCATCTTTACTTGCTTTTTTAGTTGTTTTACTTAGATTATCTAATTCTCTTTGTCCTTTGACCTGAACCTGAACTATTATTTTTTCTGTATTTGACATATATATTATATATTAAAATTGTTCTACAACTGTTGTTTTTGGATTGTTTTTTCTAATTATTTCACTCATCATGTTTGCTACATCTACACCAATTGATGGTGCTAATTTGTTTACAATATTATCTTTGTGTTTTCTTACAGTATGACCTGCAAAATCTGTTCTTCTTAATCTATTACCCTCTGACCAAAAAACATAAGGTTTACCATAACCTCTTTCTTTTAGTTTTTTAAATATAGGTGCTGCTGCTCTTAAAGGTAACCCTTTATGTCTTGCCCATTTTTTTATTGCAGGTAGATTTGGTGCTTGTGCAAAAGCAGGATTATTTACAGCTTTCCAATAACTTACAGAAGAACGTACATTTAAAACATTATCTCTACCTACATGGTATCTTATACCATCTATTAATTTACGACTAGCAACATGCTTTTGTGCAATAAGTTCTTCTTTAAGACCTTTTCTTAGCATCTTACCTACTTCATGCAATGTTCTATTTGTGTGTTTAAATTTCATTATTCTGCAGGTATTTCAGGGTCATCAACTTGTTCTAATGAAACATTTTGTATATTAGACTTATAAACATTAGAAAAGTTGTCATTTATATCTGCTGCTTGTGTAGGTATTAAATACTCATCTTTTCTTTTTACAGATATTTCTTGTACAGCCATTGTATTTCCTCTTGCACCTGCTGTATGTCCTGATTGAAAAACATTTGTAAAATCAATAAGTATTATATCTTGTGTTGTTTTTGCAGTAAATTCTGATGTTAATATCATAGCAGGTAAAGTAGTTGCAGGATTATCTGTTAACACAAAACTTTCTTCTGTGTTTTTTAAGTAAATATCTCCAGATTCAAAATAACTTAATATAGAACAAGTACCACCTGTGGTTTGAAAATTTTGCAATCTGACAGAAACCCTATATTCAAATCCTACAATTAATCCTGTTAACTTTTGATATATACCTCCATGTGTTAATGGAGTACCTGTTCCTGAACCACTTCTAAAAATAATATAGTTTGTTAATGAAGATGGTGCAACAACAGAACCATAAGGACTACCACTTGTATGATATTTAAACCAAGTGTTTAATTTATAAGTAGTGTTACTTACAACATCATGTGACCAGTCTGTTGCAGTAGTTGCTCTATCCGTTGCAGTAGATAAATGTTGCACTATAAAAGAATTACCCAAAGCAACATGCTCCCCATCATAAACATTTAAAGACACATTTGTTGTTAGACCTTCTTGATTTGGAAGTCCTGTCAAACTGTCTATTTGTTGTTTTATTCTTACTGCCATATTATTGTGTTGATAAAGGATTAGGATTATCTCCAAAATTAAATGGATCTTCTACTGTTGGTGGAGGTGTAGCACCAAAAGTACCTACATCTATCCATTCTATTAATTCAACCTTTGTAGATTGATTTTTATGTGGTTGATAATCAATTATTTTATTTAATCTCCAATAACATCCATCTACATATATTAGTTTAGTAAAATCTAAAACTACTATGTCAGATATTTTTATATCAAAGTAAGATGTTTGGATTCTAGGTTTCACCTTGAATTGTTCTATCATATATTTGTAATAAGTTTCAAATAAACCTTTTACAGCTACTGGATTACCTAAATCACCATTATTATCATTAAATGTTTGAGCAGTTACATTACCATAACATAAGTTTGGTGAATCTGGATCAAGTCTATTATAAGATGTTGCTTGAGGGTAAATAGGAAATTCAGAAGCATTTGCATTAGCAGATATAAATTTTTGATGACTTACCCACATTTGCACTTTAAATCTTTTTGTATGACCTTCTTCATAAGTAGCGTTTGGACTGTACTTATTCCAAAATAATAATCTTGGTTTGTAATCACGACCTTTGTCACATCTTCCTGTCAAATTAACATCATTATTACATTCCCAAAGTATTCCATTTTTAGCTGAATTTACTGGTACACTTCCATCACCCTCCATATCTCTATCAGAACCACATACAGTACCTGAAAAGAAAGGATTTTCATAAACCGAAAGACCTCTTTCAAATGATGTGTCTAGGCTTTCTTGATATGGGAAAACATCTGGTATGCCATTAAAATATTGTTCCCCCATAGCTTCAACTTTACCATCTTTATTATCTTCTTTATAGTTAAACTGAAGCTGTCTTTTTAAACCTGTTTTAAGTTCTTTATATTCTGATGTTTTACTTCTATCTAATTTATATGTCCAATCAATTGCACTTGAATAAGTTTTATAAAAATCATCAAAAGGTTCTATAGTAACCTGTCTGCTTGTTTCATTTGTTGTGATTTTTAAATTAAAAGCATGTGCTATACCTTTAATAAAATCTATCTGTCTATATTCAGAATTAATTAGTTTTGCTAAATCAAATTTTTGACCCCACTCTAAGTAGTCTGCATTTAATAAATACTGTATAGAACCTCCATTACCATCTAACTCAACATCATAACTGTAAAAAGTACCTGATGCTGCAGGATGTTGTCTGTTATGATAAAATCTTATGTAAGGCAAAACTCTATCACCTCTGTTTAACCATATTGTTTCAGAAAAATCTATTGTTAATTCTTTAGTATGTTTTTCAAATACTGATGTACATGCTGATCTATCAAGATCATGTGGATTAAATTCATGCTCTTGATATGCAGGTGGACTTTGAAATGAAAAAGGAGTTTCACCTATTGTTTTTACTAACACACCTACTTGTACTTTCGTATCATGTAAGTGAAAAACACAACCACCTCCAGAATATTGTAAATTATCTATTTTTAGCTTCATACCTTTAAACTTGATAGTATAATAGCCATATTCTGGTGCATAAAAATAACCATTACTATTTCTATATCCAAATACTGTATTACCCCAGTCACTTGCTGTTGAATGTAACGGATCACAATTACCTATCTCCCCACAACCATAATTGTCAATAGTTACTGTAGATGAATCTTCTACCTCAAACCAATGTAGTTTTGAAAAATTTCCTGTTGCTGACTGAGAAGGAAAAGTGCCAGTAACAGGGTATCTTACAGTTTGTACTGTTGATTGTGCTATATCACTTGCCTGCAAAGGAATACTTGCAGAACCTAATCTTGCTTTGAAAGAATATCTATCTGTTCTCTCTGATGGATTATTGTATTTTGCATTTGGAAGTAACCACACTAATTTCTTAAACATATCTGTGTTCATAAAATTAGAATTTATTGTATAACCAACATTGTTGAATATTTTATCAATAGTATTTTTTACCCATATTGCAGGTCGCCAATCTGATGTAGGTAGAGGTGTACCATATGTATTTTGAAACTGATCGTAACCATAATATCCATTAAATCCTGTAGAGAATGTTCCTTGATCTGATAAATATTCACTTTTTGTAAATAAAAATTGTACAGTACCCTCATCTCCATCTGGATTAAAATCACCATAACTTGTTATTGGCCATGTTATATGTGATGCATTTGATTCACAGTTGGTTTGTTCCCAACCTTTACTACCTTTAATTTCAAATACATTGCAATTTAATGGTGTACCAGAATCAATATCTGTACCCCAATCTATTTCTGCTAAACTTTTTTCTTCTATAAGAGATGCCCAACTCATATTGTTGCCAAAAAAAACACAATCATAAAAAGATGCTTTTTTTCCATAACCTCCAGAACCTGTAACTTTTAAAAGACCATCTAAAGAGTATAAATTATTTACTAATATTCTACACTTTTTTAAAGTTGTTAAATTTGCATCAAAATCAGATTTACTATCATAAAAGTTTTTTAACATTTTGTTGTTATGCTTTGTAGCAGGTATTTTAAATGTTTTACTAAAAGTACCACTTGTTGAGGTTATGTTTTTTATATCTGAAATTTGAAAAGTTAAAGACAAAGGAAAATCAATATGATCGCCTACATCTAACTCACCAACTACACTTTTATCCCAAGAAACTTCTGTAAGTGGGAATGCTTTTACAAATGATAAATAACCATTGAATCCATTACCACATAATATTCTAAGTGCAACTTGTGAAGCATAACTACCTCCTTGAGTCCATTCTAATGTATGTGTTCCTGCTGCAGTATTTAAAATTATATCTCCAAAACCCCCTGAAGCTGTAGGTGTATTTGAATGTTGATACAATCTTAAAAAATTAGTATTACCAGAAGTAGGAGTAGTGTTATAACCAACTTTATATTCTAACCTGTATCTTCTACCTACTTCAAAATACTTACCACTTGCCTTAGTGTTTCTTAATATTCTTTGGTTAAATGGTAGAGTTGCACAGAAATGCGCACGATTTGCAGTTATAAACCATCCCCCACTTGGTGGACAAGAAGTGTAACCAACATTCCAACCTCCACCAGTAAAAGCAAATTCCTCATTTGTTATCATTTGCGTACCTGCTGCAGCACTTAAATTATAATCTAATACTTCTAGTTTTATTGACATATTGAATTAATTTCTTTGTGTATTTTGTTCAAATGAATATACAAACTCTATATTGAACTTCACTAACCCTTGACTTTGATCTACTGTTGTTATATCGCTATTTGTTATTATAATAGGTATATATTCTCTGGGAGCAGGTCTTTGTAAACTATTTGCGTTGTTATTTATTGTTGCAGATTCTGTTTCTTTTTCTACCCAAACATTTGGAGATGTTATTATTTCTTCTAACCATTTCGCAACTCTTTTTTGTAAGGGATCAGTGTATACACTAGCTGTTCTTTCTGCATTTACATTCATAACCTCCTTCCCTCCTTTATAAAAATCGCCACCTCTCATTGTATTATTTATAAAATCATCATAAGAAAGAAGTGTTCCTGATGGATGTAATGCTTGTTGTTGCAACAATGATGTTCTTGGATTTTTTCTATTTATTGTATCTCTTGAAACACTTAAACTTTCTACTACATCTCTTTTAGCTGTATAAGAGTCTATACCACCCATTCTATTTAACCAATGAAACCTAACATACTCTACTGGCTCAAAATCTTTATTTGCTACAGGTTTTGAGAGCCAATACGCTTGATTATTTTCTTCTCTATCTATCTCATAGTAATATTTATCAGTAAGTTGATCTTCAGTTCCATCTGGTCTTTTACCTTCTACATGACAGCTATATAATACTGTTGTTGAGGTTATTTGATTTGTTGAAGCAGCACCACTATCATTTTTACCATTATTATTAATATAAGTAGGAGATATATTTTGTATTTGATTTACAAACATAGATATAGTATCATATTGACCACCATAATTATGAGTACCACCAGAGTAGTATTCTGTAAGTGTATCTGTAAAATCATCTACATAAAATACGTTTTGAGAAGCATTACCCGCTGTAAAAGTTTCAATTTTTATTCTAAGTGTTTCATAACCTATATTTACTCCACCTGTATGTCTATATGGATAAGCTAAATGAAACTGTAAAAACTCTGCTTGTTCTAACATTCTAACAGGTTTATTAAAAACATGATTATCCTGATGAACAGTTGTCAAGCTAAAACTATGATTTGGACAGTTTGTCAAACATCTAATAGCATTATTACTTGCAACAATTGTTCTACCTATTGCGAACCAAGAGTTACTTGAACCTCCTCTATAATACCATCCATCTTCACCAACTGTTGGAGCTGAATTTATAAAAATATTTTTATTGCTAACTCCTCTCCATCTTGTTGTTTCATGTATAAAACCATTTGCATCTATAATATCAAATGTAAATGCTATAACAACAAGAGCATAGCTACCATTTCTTGTAACATTATAATCGCTTACTGGGTAACCACCTGCTGTAGGATTACCACTATTTCCTGCTATTACATTATCTTGAACTTGTAATCCACCATTCATACCACCATAAGTATGACTTTTCCATGTACCCATATTTATTGGACATAAAGAATACGAAAGTTCATCTTGCACTAATTCACTATAATCTATAGTAAACCTATGACCTTGAGGTGCTACACCTGTTTGATAATGTCTATTTGAAATATCTCTTGATTTTTTTATTTTACCAATAAGCCTCCAATGCTCATAATCAGGCATATTAAAACTACCTGTACTAACATTCCATCCAGTAGCATAATTACTATATGCCAGTCTTGAAGAAAAAACATAAAAATTTACATTAACTACATCTCCAAGTGTATTACCTCCAGAAACAGTAGCATTACTTGCACTAGCTTCAACACCCTCTGTAACGCTACCATCATTCTTATACCAAACTACACCAAATGGTGCAGGTAAATTTGCACTATTTAAAGCTGCACTACTAAAAGTTCTATATGCATATTTTGCATATTCAGACCAATTTAGATACAAATCTTGTAATCTTTTAACATTTCCTGTATTTAAATATCCCATGTCTTAATATATTTTATATTTTGTGTTTAAATAATTGTTTATGTCTGCCCATTCAACATCTTCTAAAACTCTATTGTAAATTATTAGTTCTGCAAGATTTGCTTTTGCTAATCTACCGATAAAAAAAGTTTCTTGGTCAAAAGTTGTATTTGCTTCCCACCCAGAAATATCATTTGTACTACCAATAGAACCATTTAGAGCCATTTGCAAAACACCTGTGTTTCTCCACTCCATTCTTACTATAGCATAATTGCTTGAAACACCTGTATTTACCGAAGCTGAACCTCCTTGTCCATCTGTAACTGCTGAATAAAATTTATTGTTTAAAAATCCTAAAACTACAGTAGCTGTTCCACCATCATCATAACTAAAAACTCTTTGCAATCCTGCATCTGCTGTATGTTGTTTTGCTACAAAAAACACAGTAAATCCTGTTGATGTTATTGGTGAGTTAGATAAAGAAGTCATTACATCATCTGTACCATCAAAGTTTATGTATGCCTTGTCATTTGCACCATCATAACCATATCTTAATGGTTGTTTTGCAGTTTGATCTTCAGCCACATTATTATTATTTCCTGATTGATCTGCCCACGCACTAACTCTTTTTGTTGGAATGTCAAATGTCACACCACTATCTGCTTTTAACCAAACAACTAAATCACTAAAGTCTGATGGGTAAACTGATACTGGTCTAAAACATTTTGTAAAAGCACTCATTGTAAATACAAATTTTATTTGAACCAACCTATCATTTGCTACTTCTTTAACTCTTTCTATTTCTAAACTCTCATCATTTAGATATGCTTCTACTGTTACATCTTGATAAAATTTTAAAACCATATCAAACCACTCCATTGCTAAATCCTGTAGGTTGTCCCATCTTTTTTGTAAAGTAACTACTGATTGTGCTGCTTGTGGGTATAAGTTATAAAAATTTATTTCAAACTCATACTCCTCTCTACCATTATAAATTTCTGGTATTATAGATGCAGGAGGTTGTATAAGCATTAATGGGTACTTAGTATCATGATCTTCGTTTACATCTGACTCATAGCCAAACTTAACATCACCATAAGTCCATTTGCTTTCAAAAACTGTTATTAAATCTGATAATCTTGTTATTGCCATTATTGTCCTAGTTGTATGTTGTTTTTATTATGTATTTTTTCTTGAACAGCTATCTCATAATCATTTTTTGCACTAATCCAACTTAAGTAGGTTAATACTTTATATAAGTCTGTTTTTTTCACGCTATCCACATTATTACATCCATCTTTTTTAAATACTCCTTTTTCTGCTACCATGTACAAACTATTTAACCAACCATAAGGTTTTATAAATTTATTGTACAATCCTACTGTTGATACTCTGTTTTTTCCTCCTCCACCTTTGTTTCCCCCACCAAATACGTTTGGAAAGTCTTTGTTAATCTTACGCTTTGCAAAGTCAAAAAAAAACTGAACTCCCAAACTATGTCCATTGTGAGTTCTTTAAACTTCTCTGTTTTAGAGGGTATATTATCATCATCATACTCCTCATCTATCTTTCTACACAATATTGCCATTTGTTCTGGTAAAACATCAAATCTACCATGCTTCATAATTTGTATTGTGCTTTCAAGGTGTGTTGACTCTATATAATCTCCAAATGTATTTTTCTTTAGAAACTCTTTTGGAAAAAAATATGTGTCACCATCAAACTCAAATCTATCTATTCCTTTTGGTTTATACTCTTCTAATAACTTTCCTACTGTAGAAACTGCTTGTGTTACACTTTCTATATCTAATTTTTGAAACATATTTACGTTTATGCCAGTTAGATATAAAAATATATCTCTATTCATTCTCAAAACCTCCACTTCACTATGTTCTACTTCTATAGGATTACCTTCTTCATCTTTTTCATTGTACTTGCTAATAATAGCATATAAACCATACCACCATTTTAGAGTTATGTCCTTCCACTCTGTTGGTATTTCATAAGTTGTGTCTTGAATTTTTATTTCTACCATAATTAATTTTTAGTTAGATGTTCTTGTTGTATTTGTTTTATTATTTCTTCTTCTTCTAAATCATCTATTAGAATATCCGCCAAACTACCAGTAACATCTTCTGTTATTACTGTAACTTTTTCTAAATCACTTTTTACATCATTTTCATTGATTTTGTTTTTTAAAGCTGTCAAATAACCGACACAAGAGTAAAAACTCATGTTAGGTATTAAGAAAAGAAACTCTTGAGTAGCAACATCTTTGTTTTTTAACATTGTAGAGTGAAAACTGTTAGAATATGCGTAAACTGCACTTAAAATATCTAAAAAATCTTTATATTTACCACTTTCTGCATTTTCTGTAGCAAAATACATAATTTTTTTTAATCTAAGCAAATATTGCTCAATAACATCTTTATGTCTGTCATTTAAGTATTTTACTTCACTCATTTTCACTATTTAATTATAATTTTTCAAAACTTAGCAAAAATAGTAAACAAAGTATGAGTTTTTTTCCTAATTTTTAGATAAACTGCATAAAATTAACT